GTGGTCCCGGTGCTTTTCCCCCGGATGTTACTAACCTCGCACCTTTTGGTCTAATATCTGAATAATCAAATACTATCCTAGAACTTTTACCATTTAAATAGGATTTCATTAATAACTTAATTGCGTCTGCCCAACCTTCTATTGAATCACTAATTAAAAATCTTTTTGTTCTTTTTTCGTAAGGTTTATTCACTGGCGGTAATTTTTCAACGTGATGTTTTTGTACTGAATAACCAACACCTGTTCCACCTAATAATAAAAACATACACTCACTAAAAGAATCTATATGATCAATAGGCATATACGCACAATTATAAATTCTATTAGGTGAAATTTCAATAGGTTTCCCACCAAATTGCATACTCCTCATTGAGGGTAACACTTTTTTCTCATATACAAACTTATATGCTTCATCTATTTTATCCGCAATATTCGGGTATTTCTTTTGATGCATTTCTTTATTACGTGTAACTAATTCATTCCACGTTTCTCTTCTATTTAACTTTGGTAGATATTTTGCGTACTTCATATATACAGTAATATCTGATAAAATTTTGCTTGATAACTCCATTTTTTAACTACTTAATTTAATTATTATTATTATTAATTTTCCCCTAATGTCTCTCTCTTTTTCTTCATGGCATCTATAACCAATTGAGACTTTCTCTTTTCTTCACCATTTTGGTGTTGTAAGAATGAAACGTCACTAGATATACTTGTATCTATTTTTAATGATCCGTTATCAAACAATATGTCTTCGAAAATTACACCGTCTTTACCGAATCTAGACTTTAAAATTGCCATAGTAGCCGTTCCTTCTTCTTTTTGTTCTAATGTTTTAGCTACTGAGATAATAAAGTGGCCAATTTGTCCTTTTTTAATGGATCCACCTATCATATCTGCTTTCACTACATCTGCACCAATAGAACTTCTATTACCTTGTACTGCAGTCCACCCAACAACATCTAATTCAGAAATCATCGTTTCGAATTGTCTCATAACATTTCCTTCACCTTGATATTCATCCTTAAATTGTTTAGTGGGTACAACACAATCCATATAATCTATAAAAACTACATCTGGTTTTGTACCATTAGATGTTAATTTTCTTAAATATTGTTTTATATGATTTATTGTTGTGCCATCACTTGGCATCTTCTTTAATATTAAGTTTCCTTCTTTTTCTTGAAACTGAGGTATTAAAGCTTTAACTTCTTCTTTTCTTTCAGTTAATTCATTCAAAGGTATATCACTCCAACATGTCATATGTTTTCTTTGTATAACTTTGGGGTTATCTTCAAAAAATATTTGGACTACATTATAACCTAAATTATATGCAGTATTTGCCATACGAGTTATTAAAGTAGTTTTACCTACACCAAAAGGTGCTAAAATTACACCTAATTCTCCTTTAGCTAGCCCTCCATCCATTAAATTGTCTATACCAACTAAACCGGTAGGGACAGGATTTCTAAAGTCATCACTTAAAACTTCATCAATTGCGTGAAAAACATCGATACCATTATCTTTTTCACCTCCGACAGACAATGCTTCTTTAAGTATATCTTCACACTCATCATACCTATCAAAATCACCTATATCTAAAATATTTTGGATTTTATTAGTTGCTTTTTTAAGTTCTTGTTGTTTACAAAATTTAATTGCAACTTCTTGTGTGTGTAAACAATCTTTATTATCAGAATTTTTGACTTCTTTAACCATTTCAATTGCAGAATCTCTAGCAATCTCTCTTTTTATCTCTACCCTGATTATCTGAAATAGGGTGTCGTATGTAGGTATTGTTTCATAACTATCATAATAGTTTTTTAAACTAGCAATAATTATCCTCAAATACTCATTGTCAAAATATTTTGGGTCGACTATATCAATAATCTCCTCACAAAATTTATTATCTTCAATTAATTGTTTGACTAACTTAATTTGAAAACTCCATCCTAAATAACCTAAATTTTTTTCTTTTTCTTTAGCCATTCTTTTATCCTTTTTGATATATTAATAAATATACACTAAAGCGTGTAACCACAATATTCGTGAGTATATTTTTTCAAACTTAACCCATGTTGTATAATAGCAATGATTTCAGGAATAATTGATCTAATATCAACATCATATCTTACCTTGGGTGGATAATCATTACCACTAAAAACCTTCTCGGACACTACCCTACCTTTTACTTTTATTTGGAGGGTAAATATGTCTTCATTTTCATATAAATCTTTTTTTAACCCCTCAATTTCTTCAATTGTTTGTGTTACATACGGGTTATAATATCTCCATAAATAAAAATAACTTTTTAATTTAAATTGTTCTTCAATAACTGCAGTAGCTTCGTCAATAGTCTCCTTAAGTTCAATAGACTTTAAACTGTCTCCATTATATCCTTTAATATGGAAATTTCTTCCAACTATGGGTTTACCGTTAATTTTTAATAAAAATTCATAAGGAAGATTGTCATAACTTTTTTTCATAATTTTTAATTTTTAATTTTTAATTTTATTAAAATAACTTTTTTCTTTTTTAATTATTCTTAGAAACGGTTGTAAAAAGTTAATGTATCCATCTCTACCCCCAGGTATCGCCATTGTTAAACCATCTTCTAACATCATCTTAATTACGTTCTTAGTAGTCCTATCTTCAGGATCAATAGGACTATCAATTAAGTCATCTAATACGTTCATAGAGTTTTCACTTAACAAAGGTTTTTTTAAATTTATAATCTTTTCATTTACTTTAAAAATATCTTCCCCTTGTATTCCTACAGTAACTTTATTTATTATATTATCTAATGTTTTCAACCTGTTTTTTCTTTTACTTTGTATATCTTCAATTTTACTAAAAATTTCTTCTAATGTCAAAGTTCTGGTTGAAAATTCAGGAAAATATTTTATTAATGTTTTTTCACTTACACCTTTTATACCTTTAATATTATCACTATTATCACCAGAAATCATTTTTAATAACTTAACATTACTATAATGATGTTTAAAATATTGATTATAATTTATTGTGGTTACTATAGTTCTAAGATTTAAAATATAAACACCTACTCTTTCTGATAGAAGTTGTAAAATATCTCTATCATTAGTTATAATAACTATTTTTTCATCTTCTTTAATTTTACTACAATAATATGCAATAGCGTCATCTGCTTCAATTACTAAATCTTCAAATTGTCTAATAAATAATTCTTCTAGATATTGTTTTACTCTTTCTTTTTGAATATAAAGTTCAGGTTCTGAAGGTGGAGTTTCATTATAGAAATCTTTATCTCTATTTGATTTATAATCTTTATATAAATCATATCTCAACCTGCCACTAAATTGTCCGTCCCAAAGGACAAAAACTCTATCGTATTTATATTCATTGAGTGATTTCCTTAACATAGTAAGGAATTGGAAAAGACCACCTATATGGTTTTCTTTATAATAAAGATTTTTTGCCCCAAAATAAGCAGTTTTTAATAATGAATCGCCATCGATTAATAAAGTATGGGTAAATTTTTGTTTTTTAGTTGGTCTTTGCACTAAACATATCTTATAGGTTAATAAATAAATTATTGATCAGCGTAATCAACAGGTGACTCAATGTAGTTTTCGTCATCTTCAACTACAAAGTCTATTACATCGTCTCCTACGGTTTCAAATACTTCTGCCCAATAATCTTTATGTTCAGTTTTATAACTATCAATATACTTCTTATCATCCTCAATAAACCCATGTGTGGTTGCAAGTATCCTACAATCTGCATATCCTAAACCATTCATATGGTTTTTATGGATACCTACTTTAGTCCTAATTGCAAAATTAACTTTACGACCTTTATTTGTTGCGGATAATTTAGATATACCAGCATTCTTTTGATTACCAAATAAGAATACTAACGCACAAGATAAGTATATTGACTGACCACCTTTTGGTTGGATTTTAGGTTGTCCAAAGGAATTATCCGGTAACTCTACCCATGGTTGGTTTACGAAAATCATAGAGTTAGTATATGGTGAGGATTCTTTTCTAGATGAAGTAATCCTTTGAGCCATACCCATACCCCACTTTTCTGATATAATTCTTGCGGTGTGTTGATTACCACCCTTACCGTCAAAACTCATCTTACAAGGTATAGTACCTATTGAGTCCCAACAAAATAATATATCATGTGGTATCTCCCCACTTTTTTGACCATCTAATACTTCAGTCACATATTCAAATGCTTGTTCAATATAATCAAAACCTAATTTATATAATAAGAATCCATCCCAAAAACCTGTAACTTCACCTGTCTCTTCATCTATTTCTTCAACATATTCAGTTTTTAAACCCATTTGTTTTGCATGTTCAAAACTAAACTTTTGTTCAGTAATTATAAAGATTGGTAAAATACCTTTTTTCTGAGCATCTACTGCAGCTTGTATTAAAGCAGTTGTTTTTCCTGTATCGGAATGACCTAACAACATATTAATTTGCCCCATTGCCGGACCAGGTAATCCTGTCGCTTTTTGAAAGGATTCTCCCAAATCAAAATATTTTTGTTCTTTATATTTTTCTTTAGACGAAAACTTTTTCCTTATACTAGAAAAATCACTATTTTTTTTCTTAATTGGTTTTTTAGCCATGTTTATTTTTTTTTAAAAAAATAGGTCACCTATAATAGATGACCTATTCTCCACATTTACAATTAATTAAAATGGTAAGTCATCACTATTACCACTATCAAGGGATGTTACTGTTACCTCATCTTCATTTGTAGGTGTAGTTGTAGGTGTAGTTGTAGTAGAAGTTTGACTACTCTCCTCCCTTAAAAAAGTTATTTCATCTTCTAAAGATGCAGTCTCTTTTTCTTCTCTATCTTCCTCTGCAACATACTTACCTTGTTCAGAATCCCATACTGGTGTCATATTTTTTGATACTATCTCCAGATATTCAGGTGATTTTCTAGAGTATACCTCTTTATATGTTTCCTCATTATTGAACCACTCGTTAGCTTTAGTAGTATCTTCTGTTAATATAGTAACGTCATCACACATAATAGATGTTACAACACTCCAACCCTTTTCATTACGATTGGTGGTTATAATAATATCTCTACCTTCCCTAGCATCGGTAATATCACCTTTTAATTTAAAAAGTGGCATTAACTTGTCCATAACACCATTACCTGTGTAGTTATGTTTAAATCTCCAAAACTTTACACCATGATCTTCGTTATCTCTATCGATACCTTTTACCACATAAAATTTACGAGGAGTATACTCCCTAGCCATTTCTTTAGCTTTCTTACTACCTTCCATCATTAAAGCTTCTTTAGCTTCATATATTGGGCAATATTCACCATCATTTAATTTATTACAGTAAATTTTTTCATATTTACCATTTACTTGTCTTTCATAAAAATATGCTTCTTCAAATGGAGACTTACCATCTTTCGCTGGTAAAATTCTAAATCTTCTAGTTGCATTTTTCATACCTTGTTGAAGTTTTTCAGTGAAATATTTCTTCAACCTATCTTCGTTAGATATTTTAGGTTTTTTTGAACTGTTGTCAGTATTATTTTCGTACTGAGACAAAATTGCGTCTAAACTGTTACTCATTGTTAATTTTTTTTAAATGTTAATAATTATTTCTAAATATAATAAGTTTTTTTGTAAAAGTCAATACAATAAAAAACCAATAATGATTAAATATAGTCATTATTGGTTAATATGTCAAATTAAATTTTTGTTTTATGAATTTTCATCGTTTTCATTATAGTCAAATGAATTTTTAATTTCTGTTGTACTATAATCCTCTACGTCTTTTTGTGTAATAACGTATTCTTCTTTTTCTTCTTTTCCCACATCATATCCCTCTTTATCTGACCAATAATCAGTTAAAGAAACACTGTAAGGAAATGAATCCATCGATCTCATTTCTAATCTTTCTACTGGTGTTGGGTTTCTATCAGTAATTTCTTTTTCTAAGTCATCTATTTTATTGATAACTTGATCCATATCACCTACTTTACCTTCTAAATCACCAAGTTTCCCTAATAATTCATCCATTTTGGCAGTCATACCCTCAATTTCTGTTCTAGTTTGTTCCGCTTTGTCTACTATATCTGTAACATCAACTTCAACAGTCTCTTCCCCACCTTCATCAGTTGCGAATTCATCTTCAACCTCCATACCTTCTTCTCCATCAAATGGATCAGTTTCACCTGTTCCTTCTTCAGAATCTAATTCTAAGGTATCTTCTTCTCCTGCATCTGCAAATGGGTCTTCAGTTTCTTCACCACCTTCTTCTGCAGTGTCGTCTGGTGCGGGTACAGGGTCTTGTTCATAAAGTTTTTCTGCCCCTAACAAAAGATTTTCTATATCATCTTCCGCAGGTTTATCTTCCATATAGAACGTGTACTCTAACAGTTCCATATGTCTTTTTAATTCTTCTGATATTAATTTTTTCTTATCCATTTTTTTATATTAAAAGTTGTCTTCCATCAGTCGTTTTATAAACTTTATTAACCCTTTCTACAATTTCTTTGCCGTCATTAATTAAACATTCTTCTCCCTCGCACTCCTTTTCCTCCTTAACATTAAGAAATTCATTAAGTGAATCTTCTAAATCTTTAGTTTTTTTATTATCTTTATTATCGTCCATATTAATGTCTTTTATTATAAATATAAGAATTTTAAGAAAAACTACGTTTAATATCGATAATCGTTAATTCATTTTTTTTAGTAATTAACATTTTATTTTGGTATTCATCCCATTCTATCTTATGTTCTTTATAAATGATGTTTCCCTCCTCACCACTACTTTTACTTTCAATTAGTTTATTTAGGGCATTAATAGTATAAAAACATTCCCCTTTTTTATGAGTGATAATTGTTGTGGGGAAAAATGATTGGGTATTTATTTTTTTACCGTCTCTTAAATATAAACGAAATGTTATAATTTTTTTACCTTCTTCTTGTGGTGAACTGTATTTAAATAATTTATCTTTTGGGATTTTAAATCTTTTATTAATATAATCACTAAATCCTTCTACTTTATCATTGTCTACAAACGATGCTAATGTGATTATCTTTGTTCGTTGTTCCATATCTATAAATGTAAGGTATGGTTTTTTCGTTGTTATTTTCTACACACCTTATACATTTATTAAATATTTCATTTTCTCTTAAAGTTATCTCAGAAATATTAATAATTTTATGTTTAATTTTATTAATATCTAAACCTACAAACTCTAATATATTTAAATCCAAACCAAAAATTAAATTTTCATCAAAAATATAAACCATTTTGTCATTAAAAAATGAAATAATATTTTCTAAAGAATATATTTTTTTTATTATTTTTTTTAATTTGGTGGTGTTATCGTGTAAAACATCTACAAAAATATAATTTAAATTATGGTTTATATACTCTACACATTTTTTAGGGAAATTTTCTAAATCAATTTCTAAATCTACTTTTCTTTCTTTACTATCAAACGTCCAATAAGTTTTATCATCTATTTTTTTATTTAAAATAGATACATTTTCTTCACCATATATATCTTTAACTAAACCCCAACCAATAATTAGTGTAATAAAATTATCATTTATTTGTGTAATATCTTCACAAATATTATATTTTTCATCTAAAATTTTATCTTTAGTTACTATATTTCCAATATACATATTACAAATATACTATTTTTTTATTATAAAAACAAACTATTAGTTTGCGTCTACATATTCTAAGTATGAATTAGTTGAAATGTCTATTTTCTTTTTCTTATATACATTAACACCTTTCTTTTTAAACTTAGTACCATCTACTGTTTGACCCAATAAATTATCGTCTCCTCCTTTAGTTGGTAAAGTATTTAGTACTTTTGCAAAATTTTCAAATGAATCTTCTATATCTTTACCACCTTTAAAATTTAAACTTTCTACTGTGTGTGAAAAGTTACTAGATTGTCCTCCATTAGCCCAACCGCCAGGTGGGTAATTTTCTTCTGTTTTTAATCTTTCATCTTCTTGTTCTTGAAGTTCTGGAATCTTTTCTATAAGTTTTTGTGATTCTACGTTTGCTTTGAGGTTAGCTGCCAATAATTGTTCTTTTACAGTTGGTGTAGTATTAGGATTATCAATAATTTCTTGATTATCTTTTTTAATTTCTTTCAAAACTTTTAATCTTATATCTATTTCTTGTAATTTTTCCGCATTGTGATAACTATTACTATAAGGATAATTAATCCATCTCCAAGCAGAAATTTTACAAGCAGTTGCCACATTTATTGTATTACCTGTTAATGTAGATAATGGGGTATCAGTATCTTTAGAAAATCTTTGGTACTGATCTCTACCTATTATTGGAATATATCCTTTAGGTCTATAAATGTAAGCATCATCGCTAAAGGATCTATTACCAAACCTATTATCCAAAGAAGTGTAAAGTTCTTTACCCTCAGTACTATTTTTATCATTCCATACCTCTACAGAAGTAGAGAAATTATTTGATTTAGTAAGTGCATTGGCTAAGAACATAGTAACTTGAGAATTACTTGTTATACCATTTCCTATCAATTCACTTTTTAAACTATTAACTAAATTTATTGAAACATTGCTAACACCCATAGTAATTAAACTACTTTCAGTTAAAGATGCAAAATTAAATTGTTCATCAGGTCCTTTATCTTTTGGTATCCCTGTATTGTAATCAATTTCTCTCGCCACTGAACTTCTTTCCAAAATAGGTTCAGTATCTAATGTACCATCTAAACCAATATTTAAAAAAGTAGTCATTTTATCTACCACAGGAGTTAAATATTTGCTTTGTCTTACACCAGTAAATGAAGTTGTCATATGGTTAGGAGAAATATTATGTGTAACATTAAGTATCATATATGCTCCCTCAAAAAATGGTACATTATCTAATTGGAAATACATCATTGGTTGAATATTCATACAACCTAATGCTTCAACACTACAAGTATATGAACGAGATCTAAACATTTTATATAAATCTGTCCCTTGATAACTTCTACTTGTACCACCCCTTTTATCAATTAAATCCGTTAAAGTTTTATGGTATTCCGCAGTATCTTTATGTTCTTGTTGGTTTAAGGATACACTTTTAAAAATTGTTTGGTTTTCAGTACCAAAACACACCCTAAAACCTACCAAATTAATACCTTCACCTGAAGGACTACCTATTGGTTCTTTACCACTTTGTTCTCTTCTCTTATTTGTTTTTTCTTTTCTATTTTTTTGTCTTTCCGCTCTTTTATCAGAAACTTTTTTTGCTGAAATGTCCGATGGGGGAAAATCTAAATTAAAACCATCATTTTTAAAAGTATATCTATTCTGTTCTTCAATATTTAAAACTTGTGAAGCTCCACCAGCATAAATACATAAATAAGTTGGACCTGAACTGTCATTCCTTTCTGAAATATTAGTTATGGGTTTAAACATAGTTGATACTTCATCAGGGTCTTTATAATTAATATAATTAGGTAGTATCTGAAA